TACATCAACCAGGCTATTCCTTAACTACTACTACTATAAATCACTAAGCTATTTGTCTAGATTAATTCTTAGGCGAAATTCATCTTTAAAGGTAGCCGACAACATAGCTTAGCTTATCAAAAAAGATAACTTTTTTAGGACAATCGGTCAAGCAATTTGATTTTAAAAATATTTTTTTAACTTTTTTTTGTTTATGCTATTGACTTTTAAAGTCATAGGTCCCATATTAATTATAGATGATAAATTTAGAAATAACCGGGACTGCCAATCATGGCGGTCCTTTTTACTTTTATGGAGGAACTATGAAAAGTAAAAACAACGACAAGCCGGTTCCAGGCAAGATCTATGCCTTGACCGGTGGTTACGATACTCCATGTATTGCTGCTGGTAATACCTGGAAAGAGAGTGAAGTCAAAGTTATTGAGAATGAGAAAGGTCAGAAAGAGTTTCATTTCGATATACCCGACAAGATAGCTACTATAAAGGTGGTCAAGTAATGGCTTTTGCTTTGACCAACTATGATTGGAACAATGCCAAGGGACCTTGTTGTGGTGTCTTGGCTTGTGCCATTGCTGCTCAAAGACCTTTCAAGGATGCCTGGGATTGGTTCAAGACCTGGGGCAAGAGATGTAGTCACCATAGCTGGAGAGGTAGGACCTACCATAGTGACTATGACAAGTGGTTCAAGTTTGCTGGGATCAAGACGATCCACAGATGTTATGCCAGGTATACTCTTGGCATGTGGCAAGCAAGATATGCAAAACCAAATGTCCCATACTTTGTCAGAACAACCGGCCATGCTCAGATTGTTTACAATGGCATGGTCAGAGATCAGAGCGGAGTTATCCCATTGAGAAAGTTTTGGGGCAGAAGAAAATATGTCGGAGATGTTTGGGAGATCCAGGTCGATGACAAAACCTGGCAGACTTTTGGTTTGCCATTATTTGATTACAAAGGAGGTAAATAATGATTGAGCAATTAGAAAAAAGAATTGCTGAGTTAGAAAAGTTACTTGTTAGCTTGGAAAGAAAAAAGAAAAAAACACCAGGTACTGGGTTTGCCAAGATGCAATGCAAGAAATTGATTGCTACTTATAAAGATTGCATCAAAGAAGCCAAGTTAATTTTAGAAATATAGGAGGTAAATAATGAAAGTAGGAACTAAAATGATAGGCTTTTGGGGAGCAATGCTTCCTCTTAGCTATGGATCTATAACAAAGGTAGATGGATCTGAAGTTTTTATAGCTTGGGATGATATGCCTGGATCAGTAAGTTACGATGAGTATGAGATAAACAAAGGCCAAATGTTGTTAGATGATAAACAAGTTGGCATTGGTGTTTATACAGAAGATGAGTACTACAATAACTAAGGGAGAGAGAATGAAGAAAAGATTAGTTCATGGAACTCCGATCACACCAAAGAGGTTATTGCCCCAGCTTAGGGGCCATAGCTTCTGTGTTTCTTTTATGCACCCGGAGCAGCTTGAAGATTGTATCAAGCTTGTCGGTAAAGATGAGGTGTTGATCTTAGACAATGGTGCTTTTACTGCCTGGAAAAAAGGTATCAAGCTTGATGATACCTGGTGGGAAAAATATTATGCCTGGGCAAATGATGCGATGGATCGTTGCCCTAATGCAGTTTGTGTGATACCGGACGTTATCAATGGTAGTGAGCAAGAGAACTTGGAGTTGATTGCCAAGGCTATTAAAGGTGACAAGATCAAGTATCCGGAAAGAGCGATGGCCATTTGGCATTTGAATGAATCAATGGGAATGTTAGAAAAGTTGTTTGCTTGTTTTAACTTTGTTGGTTTCGGCAGCTGCCAGGAGTTTGATGTTGCCAGGAACAAACCTGGTAGTCCTTACATGAGAAAGATCAGCGAAGCTTGGGCCAACATGAAGTATTGGTCTTTCAAGTATGCCAAGGATAGACCTTGGATTCATATGATGAGAGGTTTGGGAGTTCTTCACAAGATTGGTTTTGATAGCGCTGATAGTTGTAACATTGCTATGAATCATTGGAGAAACAAAAATACTGTGGTCCACCATGTAGCGCAGTTTGCCGATAGATTAGCTGCTAAAGTTAATCACCAGGAACTTACTGAAATGCCTTTGTTTTGTAATGCAGCTTAACTAGCGCATCCTGGTATCTTCTTTTAACAATCCTGGGATCATTTAGTCCCAGGATTTTTGCTATCTTGGACCATCTTGGTCCTCGATCACGAAAAGCAGCTGAGTGTGCTACTGCCCATATCAGCTTCCGCTCTTCCTGGTCAGATAGTTCTATCGTATATGTTATAGCTTTTTCCCACCTGGAGATCTCATCTGGTGTTGCTTTGATAACCGGAGTCCTGGTTGTTGAGTAACCATAGGCTGACCATTCCTGGAGATGATCCGGCCAATTGCTCATCTTTTGTTTTCGTATGGGATAAGGCAGCTTTCTTTCAGTTGTTGCAGCTTCTATAAAAAAGTCATGGAGTTCACTTATATTCATTGCGAAGCTTCCTATCCATGTCGAACAACCAAGCAAGTTTTCCTATCTTGCCCAGGCTTTCTAATTCTTTTTGTAAATGTAAAAACTCTATCCTAGAGTACATCGGTCGGAGTTTGTTCAGCACTCGTATTTCCAGCTGAGAAATTGGATTAGCTTTTCCTTTCTTCTTAGCTAAGCTATAGCTAAGCTTAGCATTTTTAGCTAAGTTCTTAGTTAAGATATTTATTTTTTGTTGATTGCTAAGCTTTGCGCATATCTTAGCATTGTTGGCTTGTGAAAAAATTTTACGATCACTTGTCATATTTTGTCAACCCCATTTTTAAAAAAACATAATTAGCCAGGTCATACCCATGATCCGGATCCGCATGACCAAGCCATTCTCGTATCATTTTCATGACCTTTAAAAACTCTACTGCATCTGTTGATTCAAACTTTTGCCCAGGCTTTAGCTTGCCCTGGGACTCTAAATAAATATGAAAGACTTGCGCAATCTGTTCATATAAAACTTTGTAGCTGCCAAGCTTGCTACCGCGCTGCTTTAAAATATCAGCTGCTCTTTTTGCATGATCCTCCGGATTCATCCTAGCTTGCCCCGCAAGATTAATTTGTTTTGTAAGAACTCGTCCACTTCCTCCAGGCTTCTGCAAACTCGATACTCGCATCCAGCTGATAGCAGCTGCTGCTCGATAAGCTTTTGACTTTTGCTTTGGTATGTCTTGGGACTAGACCTTTTTAATTCTATAAAAATAGCCAGCGGTTTTTCTGCCCAGGTATCTTCAGCTGGTGCAAAGATCTCGATGTCCGGCCAGCCTGGTTTCGTTCCCATTCTCTTTTGCTTCAGCTTGTAAGATACATGTCTTGACCCCTCGTTTGGTGAGTGATGCCATATCGTACAAAAAGGCAGCATCTGATCCAGGTATGCTGCAACATGCAAATGCAGCTGCTCTTCAGTTTCTACGAATGATAAAGTCATTCGGTGTCACCGCTGATTGTGTGAGATCTAAAATTTTACTCATGTTTTTTGGTCCAGGTGTTTGCGCCTGGGGATTATCTAATGGTAAACACCATCTACGAATCATCGTAGCTTCTTTGAATCCAAGTTGATTCGCAAGCTTTCGATAAGATAAATTATTTTTCTTCCGATATTCTTCCAATGTCATGACTTCTAAGGTAAATTATACGACTTAATAAGTCAATAATTGCACAGAAATATAAATACCATTGACTTTGTAAGTCATCGTAACTAAATTTAGTATTACAGATTATTAGACTAAGGAGGAATACATTGACTCGCGTACTTGCATCGATAAAATCAAGTTATAGGGGAGTGATTCAATTGCCAAACAATTTGTCTACCATGATCGAAAGATCGGGGATGCTAAGAAAAGATGTTGCAAAAAGAAAAGGCATAAGGCCCGAAACTTTGGCCCGTCATTGTAAAGGCGCTCTTCAATTCACACTTAAAGATGCTGAAGAGTATGGAATCATTTTAAATTGTTCCGCTCAAGATATAATGTTTGCGCAAAACCCGGTCCCAATCTTTGGCTATCTCAAGGCTGGATTAATATCTGCATTTGATCCAACAAGGCCCCAGGAAGCTTACTTTATGCCACATATTGTATGTAAAGATACATTTATGATTGTAAAAGATGTTAACGATACACATGAAGAAAGATGGAGATCTGGTGCCTTTTATGTTTTCGATACCTCATGTATTAAGAAAAAATTAGTTGAACAAGAATCATTTATGAAACTCTCTATCGTAAAAACTGCAAACAAAGAAATTTTAATACGAATCGTTTACCCGGATGCAAGCGGTAAATATAGTTTAAGGCATCCAATAGATGAAAGTTTACTCGGAAAAAATATTGACCTTATATGGTCAACCCCCGTCATTGCTTGTTGCTATGATCCGGAAAACCAAGGTGCAACGAAAGCATATTAATTTTAAAATCAATTAACTTGACTTTAAAAGTCGCATTGTTTTAAAATCTTCCTACACTTTAACGGAGGATTTTTTGAACTTAAAAGATTTTAAGCTGGATGCGCCCAGCTTTGCGCAACGATTTGATTATTTATGGCATAGTAATCCTAAATCCAAACCTCGATCCAAAACAATATTTGATAAAGTTCATATCAGACCTATTGTTTCAAAAGCTTGGGAAGAGATTAAGGATGCTGATACACCACAAACTGCAAGGATATTATCTGAAAAGATTGTCAATCATTTAGATTCATCCAGGAATGGATCTGACAATGCGAATATGGCTTGTGGAAGAGCAGTACAAACTGCTTGTGATAAAATACTCATTGATAATTTTGAACCCGCCAGGGCCTACGATGAAGCCAGGGATCAACTATCACAATTCAAACCTAGATGGTGGGATGATGGCATCGATGAGAAAAAGTTTGAAAAATATTCTGATGTTGAGTTTGAAGCAGTAATCAATACTGCAACTGAGGGACTCCGTGAAGCGATGTCAAAAGACAATGCGATCATCGGAGAAACAGATTATATCAGAAAGTGGCCTGGTTTAGATATTCCATACAATACCAAGCCGGATTACAACAGACGCGGAGATCTTAAAACTAAATGGTCTAGGATCTCCACGACCTCAAAGAGCGGATTCAGCGCAGCTAGTTTGCCAAAAAATCTCAATGGCCCTTTTGAACAATCAGCCTTGTATCAAGTTGCTGGCTTTTGGGCATGCAATGGTAAGCTGCCCCCGTTCCTGGTCTATGCTAATGCAAACGATTATAGAATATTTAACCAAGATAATTGTGAAGAGTTGCAAGATGAGAACCTGGAGAGAATAGTCAAAAATGCAACCAGGATATTAAAAGTAACTGAGAAACATTTAAAAAATGCAAATACAAAACAAGATTTATTTGATGGTATTGATATTGATTTCAATGACATTGCCTGGAATGAACCACCAACATTAATTAAAGAAGCAAAAAAAGTATGGGGGATTACATGGTAGTCCCAGC